CAACAATAAAGAGAAGATTGTTGAGTTTATTGATGGGTTTAAGGACAGATTTTCTGTAGCCGGAAAATGTTCATGCGATAACTGCGACCCATGTACCTGCATTGACAACTGTTGCAAGCTCGCTGCTTGTTGTGTTGTAGACGCACCGACCGTTTGTGAAGCAGTTCACTAACTAGGCGAACCTTGCGGTGCATAGGTTAACCGCCTTTTTACTAGGATTAATTTAAGGAAATATATCTATGAAATCTCTAAGTCTAACTGCGTTATTGCTTCTCTTGGCCGCAGTTCCCTCTCTCTCTAAAGCAGAGGAAGTCGTCAACCATCTCCAAAACGTAAGTGTTACTATCGTAGCAGGAGAAAGAGGTGGACAGGGTTCTGGTGTATTAGTTACACGAGATGTTCCTGTACGAGCAGGTTCTGAAAAGACGGTTCCTGTGAGTTTTGTATGGACTGCTGCACACGTTGTTGATTCTCTTCGTACAACAAGAACAGTTACATCGAATGGAAAACCTGTTACCATTGTCGAATTCGAGGATGCTTTCGTTGTCCAAGAATTAGTAGAAGACGGACGTATGGTTGGTGAGGTCAAAATGGCCGCAACTGTAATTCGTTATTCAGACGCTGACGAAGGTCACGACCTTGCCCTACTCATGGTTCGCAAAAGAGGCTTTGCCCCAGAGGGCGCTAAGTTCTATCTAGAAGGAGACATGATTGTACCACTCGGAACTCCTCTCTATCATGTTGGTTCTCTCTTGGGTCAGGTTGGTGCAAACTCAATGACGACAGGCATTATGTCTAAAGTTGGCCGTGTTCTTGATGTTGGTCAAGGAGCAGGTACTGTGTTCGACCAGACTTCAGCAACCGCATTTCCCGGCTCTTCGGGCGGTGGTATCTTCATGGGAGCTGGATGCAAGAAGGCTAACCAAGAAGGTCTTTATGTCGGTATGCTTGTTCGAGGCGCTGGAGAGCAGTTCAACTTCATTGTTCCTGTACGAAGAATGAAAGCTTGGGCAGAAGAAGTGGATGCTGTATGGGCTCTTGATGAAAAAGCCCTCGTCCCTTCTCTGAAGGAACTTGACGAACAGCCCGTTGAAGACGATGATTATAAAGCCCGTGCTACTCTGAATACCAATGACTTTTACCTGTATGATATGAACTATATTGTTGCACTATACAAAAATAATTGGTATAGTGCAGCAATAAGATTCAATTTGTAGACTACTGTCACAGACAAGGATTAGTAATGGTACGGTTCATCAGACAAATCCATCCGGATGTTGCATCAGCCTACGCAAAGAGAAACTGCAAGACCTGTTACGGTCGTGGGCTGGTACGACACACGGCTCCAAAGTCCTTAGAGACTCAAGAACTATACTGTTCATGTGTAGAAAAGAATCTCAAAAAGAACAAAATAAATTTGTAGCCCTTTTATCCGGTGTATAATAGAGTGTGCTAGGAGCATAAATAGGCGATAGCTCGACTCAGTAGGAGTTCTATCAGCAGCATCGCTAAAGCGACACCGTAACCTAGCACTATAAAAATTTACACAAGACCTCTCATAAACACACTAAAGCAGCGTGTTCTATATAACTTAACATTATATGTTTATCTCGTTGAAAACTTAACCAGAGAAAGACTGTGTAATCAAAGTGTCGCTTTTTAATACAACGACCCTAGATTAATACAGAAGTATTCGTTTAGGGTCTTTTTTTTATCTTAAGACAAGGAGCTACAATGTTAGACTTCAATTCGTCACGAGATAACTCCAAGAAGTTTGAAATCACACTTGTAGTTCGTGACAAGAATGGGAATCCTACAGGGCAAACAAAGACGGTAGAAACAGAGACCGCCTCAGACCTGTCCCAAGCGTATCATAACAACAATTCCAAGAAACGTCGCAGACGCAGACGAAAGAAAAGACAAACTAAACCGTAAGGAATACTATAAAGAATGTCGTCAATAAGAGTTAAGAAACGGAACGGAAGACTCGAAGGTATCAATCTAGACAAAGTGAATAAGTGTGTTCAGCGTGCTTGTTCTGGGATAACAGAAGTATCAGCCAGTGAGGTTGTTTTAGATGCAAGCCTTCAGTTATATGATAAGATAACAACAACGGAGATAGATAAGGCCTTGATTATGTCGGCTCGCTCTAAGATAGAGAATGAGCCAAACTACTCATACGTCGCTGCTAGAATACTTCTAGACACAATCTACAAAGAGGTTTTTGGGGAAACAGTTGACTCAGATATATATGAGCTTCTGTACCAAAAGTCTTTCTGCCAAAACATCAAGAAGATGATTAAGGCCGGTAGACTGAGCAAGAGATTGCTTGAGTTTGACCTCAAGAGACTTGCTAGTGAGTTAGTGCTAGATAACGACATGAAATTCAAGTACTTGGGAATCCAGACTCTTTACGACAGGTACTTCATTCACATTAAAGGCCGAAGGATGGAATCTCCTCAGGCTTTCTGGATGCGTGTTGCAATGGGGCTTACTCTTGATGAAGAGAACAAAGAAGAGAAAGCTATCGAAATCTACAAGATGCTTTCCGAGTTCCGTTATTGCCATTCTACTCCTACTCTATTCAATAGTGGGACACAACGCTCCCAACTATCGTCCTGCTATCTAAGCACAGTGGGAGACTCTATTGATGGAATCTTTGGTACTATCCACAACCAAGCTAGACTGTCTAAGTACGCAGGAGGACTGGGCGTTGACTGGTCTTCAATTCGTGCAGCAGGTTCTCACATAGAAGGAACAAATGGAAAGTCTTCTGGTCTTATTCCGTGGCTTAAGATTTTCAATGACACTCTTGTTGGGGTTAATCAGGGAGGTAAACGTAAGGGTGCAGGCTGCGCCTACTTGGAAGTATGGCACCTTGACATAGAAGACTTCTTAGACCTGAGAAAGAATACAGGCGACGACAGAAGAAGATGTCATGACATGAATACAGCAGCTTGGATTTCAGATGACTTCATGAAGGCCGTCAAGGAAGAAGCAGACTGGTATTTGTTTGACCCAAATGAATGTCCTAACCTACACGAGACATACGGTAAACAGTTTACCAAAGAATACAAGAAGTGTGTTGCATTAGCAAAGGAAGGCAGTATTAATCATAGGGTTATAAACGCCAAAGACCTGTGGAAGAAGATTTTAACAGCTTTATATGAAACAGGACATCCTTGGATTACTTTTAAAGACCCTTCTAACATAAGGTATAGCAATAAACATGAAGGTGTTGTCCATTCTTCAAATCTTTGTACAGAAATTCTCCTACATACCAAGCCTACAAAATACGAAGAAGGTGAAATCGTAGAGGTCGGAGAGACTGCAGTATGTAACCTCGCCAGTATAAATCTAGCTAATCACCTGAAGGTCAGAAGTCTAGACTGGAAGAAACTAGAGGAAACTGTGTCGGTGGCTATTAGGGCTTTAGATAATGTAATAGACCTTAATTTCTACCCAACAAAAGAGGCAGCAAACTCAAACCTTAAGAACAGACCTATTGGTCTTGGTATTATGGGTACTCACGATGTCCTTCATTCTCTAGGTATTGATTACTCTTCAGATGAAGCCGTCGCCCTTTGTGGAAAAATTCAAGAATTTATTTCTTATCATGCTATCAAGACCTCTGCTGTTTTGGCAAAGGAAAAGGGTAGATACGAGACCTACGAAGGCTCAACGTGGAGTCAGGGTATTCTTCCTATCGACACCTATTGCGATATGATGAACGCTCGTGGAGAAGATACCTCTGCAAAAGACCATGAGACGCTGGACTGGGACAAGGTTAGAAATTTAGTAAAAGAAAACGGAGTCAGAAATAGCAACACAATGGCTATTGCTCCTACTGCTACTATTTCCTACATTCAGGGTTGTTCTCAGTCTATTGAACCTGATTACTCTACCCTGTTTGTTTACTCTACCTTGAGCGGTGAATTCACTATGGTCAACAGACACTTTGTGGATGCCGCTAAGAAGAGGGGGTTGTGGGGAAAAGAACTGGTTGATGCCTTGAAGAGAGTGGATGGAGATGTTTCCATGTTGTCTCTTCCAGAAGACGTTACCAGAGAATTCCTCAATGCCTTTAGCGTGGACTACCATTATCTCATTGATGCCGCAGCAGAAAGACAGAAGTGGATTGACATGGGACAGTCTCTAAACCTCTATAATAGTAGCACTAGCCTCAAATACCTGAACGACATGTACATGCACGCTTGGGAAAAGGGGCTAAAAACAACCTATTATTTAAGAAGTAAAGCTGCTACTAGGGTTGAAAAATCCACGGTTTCAGAAGATAATAATGTAGAGGCACCAAAGGCGTGTTCTATACTTGACCCAGATTGTG